CGCAACAGTGAACCAATCATCAACTTGAATCCATTGGGCAGGATTAGATACGGGTCAAAGTCTTCGTCCTCTTCAAGCAGGTGGTCGATAAGACTGAGTGAGTCGTCGAACTCTTGCTTACATTCCTTACAGTAAGTGTAAGGTGGAGGGTTATCGTTAAGCATTTACCTTTTCCCAGAAGAAGTCTGCGCCGTGTTCTGCAAACATAGAGTTAACGTCTTGTCCATCTGGTAATTGTATCGTAGTTACAGGCAATTCTCTCGTAAGAGAGTTGGCAAAGTCACGCCCTGGTTGGTCTCCATCTGCAAAGATAAAGACTCTCTCAAAGTCTGCAAGCAATCGTGTGTAGTGTGGCTTCCAAGCATTAGCCCCTGTCACACCCACAGCAGGGATACCTACGCACCTAGATAATGTGATGGTATCTATCTCACCCTCGCATACAGCGATAAAGTTTCCAGCCTGCTCAACATCAAGGACGTTGTACATCTTTGTCTCTGCTCCAGTCAACCCCATATACTTAGGTTCAACTGCAGGGTTAAGTGAACGGAATCGAATATCAACTACGCCACTCTTAGTAATGAATGGGATAGCTAGTCGTCCAGCGTATGCCTCGTGCCCTGGCTCAGGCTCCGTAACCACGCCTAATGATACCGCTCGTGCTACCGCTTGACTTATTCCCCTGCTTTCGAGGTAGTCGGTTGCCTGATGAATATTTGCCCCGTACTTGTGGGCTGCTTTCTCCAGTAATGCCCTCTGCGATGCGCTTTGCTTCACGGATATCTACCCCTTCCTGCTGACATATGAGTTGTAAACTGTTTCCTTGTATGCCACAGGCGAAACAGATGAAGATGTTCTTGTCCAGGTTTGCACTACCACTCTGGTGTGTATCACCGTGGAAAGGGCATCTGAGATTAACTTGTCCGAAATTGTTTCTGAGTCTTGCTCCATAGTGTTCAAGGATGTCCTTGATTGGAGGGAGGTCGCTATCAATTCTGTTCATTCTCCTGTCTTTTCTTTTATCCATTGGTCAAGGTCTTGAATAACCCAAGCCTTACCTGTACTAGCATTGCGTCTCTTGACGATAACATATGATAGCGGAATCTCTTTGAGATTTCTAGCTTTTGCATAGTTAACTGCTTCGACTTGTGCCTCTGCCCAGAACTTAGGCAAGTCCATAGTCTTCACGTTCTTAAGTTCAAAGATATAAGTCTTGCCATTGATGATAGTAACGAGGTCTCCCTCGTCGTGCTTGCCAGCTTTCGTGAGTCTTTCTATCCATAGGTCAAGCCCACGGAAGAAGTCACGTACTGCTATCTCCCAGCCACTACCTTTGCGTCCATTAGGATTAGCCATAGCTACGCCATATCAGGGATGTCTGCAATGTACATCCACTCAGGGTTGAAGGCTAACCACGCTAGGATATTGGCATTAGCATCTGCCCTTCCGTATCTATTCTTTACAGGAGCGATAGCCATTGAAGTACCAACGATGCCCAGAGTACAGATAAGAGCAGGTAGCTGAGCAACCTTACCTTGTAGTGCGGAACGGGGTTGGCAAGGGTCGCCAGGAACACCTTCAGATGTATGGTGAAGAATAACGACAGCAGCATTAGTTGCACGAGCAAGGTATTTCAACTCCTTCATAACAGCACGCATTGATGCAAACTCTTCGCCACCATCAGTGGCAATGTCCATTAAGTTGTCGATGAAGATAGCCTCAGGTGGCACGCCCCAGAGTTCTTCGAATGCTTCTACCTCTTCGAGGATATCCTGTAAGGTAGGTGATGATTCAAATGACCAGACAATATGGCTAGACTTTTGTAGTACAGCCTTAGTCCAGGCATTGTCTCTATTCATCAATGCTTCAACATCAGTCTGATTCTTACCACTAATCATAGATGCTAGGCGCATAGCCATAGTGTGTGCATTAGTATCTGCGCTGAAGTAGAGTGTTGGATACTGGGCTTTTGCAGCGAGTGCTAATGCTACTGATGACTTACCTGCACCTGGAGTGCCAGCAACAAGTGTAACTTCTGCACGGCGCAAGATAATTCCTGCCCGTTCAAAAGCCGCAAAAGCGGGTGGCAATGGTTCGCCACCCACTTCTGCTTTCTTAACTGAGCGTCTAAGTGTTTTCACTTATATAAACTCTTTCCACATTTATAACAATATATATGATTTGGATTTTTAAACGATGTTAAAAATATATGTCCAAATAATTTACAAATCCACATTACTTAATTTGTTCTGGAACAAATGTATTCCATTCAAGGTCTGTAAACTTAATATAAACATTCTTACACTTATCAAATGCACCCTTTGGTGCTGGACAGAAGTAACCCTTATATGGCTTACCATCTTTACCCATTCCCTGGATTGGTGTCATGTTTCCATGTGCACAACGGCGTCCGCCGCCAAGTGTTGGTGTTGATTGAACTGGTGCTGTAGTTGTAGTTTCAGAAACTGAAATACCATCAGCATAATTTACTGCTGTAATGGTTGAACCAAATGCTGCTTGCACATCTACTTTTGGTTGACTGGGTGCTGATGCACCACGGATACCTGCTTCTAACTCTTGTGTTGCGCTAATGATTGCTGCTAATCCATTAGCAATTGTCTGGTCTAGTTCATCTCCGTGCTCTGCTCTTACTGTTACTAATGAACCTGCTGCTGTTTTAACTGTGATACTGATTGGAGCCTCTGAATGAGACATGTTTCTCCTATTCGAATGGGGTAGTGAGACCTTTTTGGTCTCGCCATTTTCGTACCTTCATTGCATGTTGTACGCCTTTCCATCCTTCTTGGATGTCAATCCATACTAACTTGCAACTTCCTGTACCTGCTGGCAAGTGAATGATTATGGCTTTCTCTTGGTTGATTTCTCCCCAAGAACCGCGACTTGCCGTAGCAGGATAATACGGCAAGGCGCGAGAGTAAATAGCCAACTGCATTGCAATATTATTTGGATGGTCTATTCGACCTGTCTTAATATCTGCAATGAACTGTTCACCTTTATACTCAACAATTCTATCTGGAGTTCCTGCAATCTTATACTTATCTAAGACTGCAAATTGTTCTATGACTTTGTTGTTGAGAATCTTTGTTGCTTCTTCATATGCTTTTATATCTGCAGCATATGGTTCTGGAATAGGTCCTAACTCCTGACCTAAATCTAATCGTTCTGTAAATCCATGTATTGCTGTTCCGATGTTGGCTGCTTTACTAGCACCTGCTACTTCCATTGCTTCTTCAATGTAAGCATTAATTGCCATCTTATCTTCGCCTGCTGCTGCAATTGATAATAAAATATCTGGTCTAGTAGTTAACCCAACTGCTGCCATTCGCATCTTCCATGCGGTCAATGCACTAGCATCATCTAAACTATTTGCAATAGTAGTTGCTCTAGTATAAGCAACTTCTTTAGTTCCATTTGGTGGCATAACTAATGGTCTGCCATACCTATCTCTTTTAATTTCTAATGTTGCCATATCCGTCCCATTCTTTGTTGGCAATATAAGTATAGCATGATATGTGAATAATGTCCCGTGTTCGCAGTTAGCGGGACCACCCAACTTGGAGGACAACTATGAGTGCCGTAGACATAGCCATCATGCGGTTGAGCCTAGGACAAAAGGATTAAAAACCTAGGCAAGATTATTGTTGTTCGACATCATCAATAATAGTATCAATTATATCTGCTGAGAAATAGCCACAATCAACTTATATACCTTCCTGAATAATATTGATTACATCATCTTCATCATCTGCTTCAATATCATCTATTGATACAGTAATTGTAACCTCTGCATTGAATAGCGTCTTGAGTTTATCAGAACCAATACGCTCAAGCAAGAAGTTAATGTCACCTTTATTTTCTACTACCCAAGGGTCTTCTGAATCATATGCTTCTTTGAAGAAATCATAGACTTCATTACGGACATTGGCTACCTTGCGCCATAGGTCAGATACTTCATTGCGATTGGCTGCAATTACATCTTTCTGTGCTGAGTGTTCTTTAATAAGTTCTGTTAAAGAATCCTGTGTTAAGTTGTATGTAGTTTCATTTACAGTTATTACTACTGGGTATGTTGTATCCATTTTTATATCCTTTGATTACGCTGATACGCCTAGAAGTTCTAAGCCACGGTATTTAATATCATCATTGCGCTGTGCTAAAGTTGCAACGGCTGCACCTTTAGATGAGTTATGGTCTGTATATTCTACGACTGCATGCCATAGACCGAAGGCTGTTCCACGGATATTAGCCTGAGTTTCTGACTGTTCATAGATAGCAAGTGCTGTCTGCCGTGCTTTATGAGCACGGGTTCTGGCTGTCTTCTCACCTTTGGTGAGTAGTTCTACTGGAGTATTTTCTGTTTTTGTAGGTAACGCCCAAACCCTCTTGAAATATTCCACTGCTTGCTGTCTACTTACTTCTTTGTTTTGTAGATAGTTAGCAATGGTTTCATACTGTTCAATAGAATCATATGAAATTTGTAGGATGTTACGGATATCTCCAGCAGATAGTTGACTATTCATTGTATGACGCAATGTGTATTGCATTTTGTTCTTGCGTCTGAGCAGACCATTAATCTGATTCATGCAGAACAATCGTTCAATGACTGGTCGGATAGTGACTGAACCAGAACCATCATGTGTAGTTCTGGCTAGTAAGAATGCAGCATGCGGGTCGCCTGCTACATTAATTTCTTTAGGTAGACTCATTAGCATCCACACTTTTGCACCGCCATCGTATTCTCCTGCGGCTGCATAGCGTGCTTCTCCTGAGTCTACAATTGCATCAAGAGATGAAAAGATTTCATTGTTCTGGAAGACTTTATACTTATTGCCTACCACTCCAACGACTGATGATTCACCGAAAGGAGTAGTCTTAACTACTGCTTTGCGCTGTGTTACTGGCAGAATTTTTGTAGCCAATCCTGCATCAGTCAAGATTGGATAGTCTGCATGTAAGTCGTGCATAGATACAGACCAGTCAAGACCTGCTTGTCTGGCTGCATCATTGGCTGATGTTGCTTCAACTGCTGTGCCTGCTTTAACCCAGGCTGCTAATTGCACCATTAGTTTTCCTCACTAATTTCTAACTCTCCACTTATAGCAAACTCTTCTAATAAATCTAAAACATCTAGAATTTCTGCATCAGATAAACGAGATGTCATAGAGTCATATTCTTCTCGTGTTACTTTTGGCATTAGTTATTATCCTCTTCAAAGATTGTAGCCTTAACACGTGGATGTAGTGCGCTTGCCATTTGATTAAACATATCGTCACCTGCAACTGGGAATACACGAGTTAGTAATTGAGCCAATGAATAGTTAGGCTTATGGTTAAGAACTTCTGCTATTGCTAGTATTGCATCTTCTTTATTACCTTCACGGTAGTAGTAAGTAGCAAGAACTGTTGTTGCTGGATAAGCATACTTAGATTCAACTGAATTATTGATAACTTCAAGCCATGAACCAACTGTATTGCTGTCATATTCTGTAAACATACCCATTAAGAAATCACGGAACTGGATATCTTTGCATGATGTAATTGCAACACGAGCAATATGTTCTGCTGATGGTAGTTCACCATTAGCAATACCATCAAATACTGCAGGTAGTTCTGCAATAATTTCACGCGCAACTGTGTGGTCATTATCTGATACAACCAGTGTTGGTTCTAGAGTATCAATTGTTTTTGCTACCTTATTACGTAGAAGTAATACGTCTGCTGCTGTAATCATTTTATATATTTCCTTTTGTTTGTAGGGTCTTTAAATGAGCAGTTTAATGTCATGCTCAGGACAATAGTTAGATTACGCTGGTTAGACCTGCATCTCTCTAACAATCTACTCAGGAGTGGTTGCAGAGTAGAAAATTAATACCAACCATTGTTTCTCCAATGGCTCCAAGCAATGGATGGTTTACCATAGCGATGTTCTATATAAGCCAGCCCCCGCTCAATCTGGAGCGGGGCTGGTGTTAGTGGACTCATGTTTAACATCTGTGGAATACCAAATGCTGTTGACTCAGGGTTATCTGCTTCTGGATTCCAGGCTGATTCTTTACCCCATAATTTATTGAGTGCTTTAAACTCAGACGAGTTCCAATGTGGGTAGGTTGATTGCATTAGCGCTTTGGCATATTTCTTGAGGGATAGTTTGGTCCATTGCCAATCCTCGTACTCGCATTTGAGTTTGGTTTGTTCTAATGCTTGTTGTGTATTGTGCCCTGCAAAGAGCGACCAAAGTGCTAGATACCAACTCGTAGCAACGATTAATACTTTCTTCATCTAGAATTCCATCCTTACTTGCCAACCTAAATGACAAGGTAGTTTCAGTAGGTGTAGTTAAGTGATTAAGAGTAGCAGATATCAAAGTGAATCTGCTTTAGCATCGTTCCAGCCTTGCCAATACATATCTGCAAGTGCATCATTAACTGCTTCTGAGAATGCAAGTGATTCTAATTCAGCCCATATCTTTTTATTTAAATCTTTAGCGGCTTCATATATACCGCCATCTTCAATGAACTCACTGTTTGGCATCTGCATACTCACAATCTACTTGATGTACTTGTGGATAACTTTTGTTACCCATATTAAAATCTTCTAAGTTAAATTCTTCTGTATCTGGTACTAGAAATGGACAGCCACAATTATAACTCACTTCAACTCCTTTTCAATAGCCTGAATAGTTGGGCAAGGATAAAGTTGTGAATAAGAAATATAAGTTCTTGAACAGGCTTCGCATAGAAATGCTTGACCAAACTTCTCAGGTTTATGCAATTCCACTACTGC